TTACCTCGACATCGCTACCGCCTTCTGAGTATAGCTCTATTACTTGTATCTCCCACCCTTCGGGTAATACTTCAAGTCCTATCTTTGGTCTACCTTCGTTCATAACCTCTTATTATTACACCACATAACTTTAATGACAGCCTTGTTGATGTTACACCGAACTCAATTAACGCCCTTGCTAATTGCAAATGCAAATAAAATATAACGATGTGCGCATCTATGTACCACTCCAGTTTTTCCCTTAACATATCTTTCATAGTGTTTTGCTTAGCTGGTCATAAAAATACATATCTTTTGACAAATACAACGGCGGTGGTGCTCCGTCCTTGTCGTACTGCATTGTCGTATGCCCTATTCCACCGCAAAGACCGATACCGTGTTTAATGCCTACAGCTAGTGTTAGTTTAGTTGTTGCCTTAGATAGCTTTGGGTTGCTCCATAGCTTCATGTCTAGTTGTAGGTCGTCGTCTTTCGGCCAGTCAATGTCAAGCCCGCCCTTTATCCATGTGGTGAATAAGCTCGATCTGTTCGGGTGTGCCATTACCCTGTGCTTGTTTTTCTTAACGTGGTAGTAGTAAGTGTGGTCACTTCCAAATAGGTCAGGTCTACCTGCTTTGTCCCATTCTTTAGAGTAGGCTTCTATGTATTCAGGTGCGTACCAGTCGTCATTCTCTATTATAGCGAAGACATCGTACTGGTCTTTCCATAGGTTATAACCTGACCCTATGCGCTTAGTAAGGTCATATGTATTATCTTTAGGTTCGTGATCTACAATCCATATGCAGTCAGCCCTTAATGTTTGCCTATCCAAGTAGTGCATACATTTCTCAAGCAACTGAGGTCTATCGCCTCTATCGGGTATTATTGCACATATTTTCATAGCTTCACCTCCCTAGATACTATCTCTGTTGCTAGCTTTGATAATAGGGCAGCTTGCTCCGCTTGTTCTTTTGTTTTAAACCTTAACGCCTTTGCCTTACTTACCATTACATCGCCTTTTCCGTAGTACATAACTGTATCAGTGTATCTTAAATAGTAGACTGTCATTTCCGTTTTTTTAACCACCACATAAACAGCTCTGTTGCTGCTAGTGGTATGCCTATGTAAATTATTGCTAGTATCATGCTAGTGTTTTTGCGTGTCCTTGTTCAATTAGTCCGAATAGGTCAAAGCCGTTCTCTAGGAACCATGTGAATTGTTTTGGTGTTAGTTTAGGTCCTAAAAATAATGTCCAATACCCATTATCCTCTGTAGATCGATACACTATGCTATTATCAAAATCCCTATACTTAGCTTCGTCTGCCTTTTTCTCTGATATTATTGCACACTCCAACGCTTCCGCATCGGTCATGCTGCTTAGTGGGCGTAGGTAGAGGGTTAGGTTATCAATTTTAACAACGTGAAAACTTTTAGGTTGGGAAATACTAACAGTGTTGTTTGAATTGTAACTAACTCCAGTTAATGTACATGTATCAATAAAGGACTTAACTTTCGCCTTACTTCCTAAATACAAATGCAGGTACTTCTCAAATGCTTCTTTTTTTGTCATGATTGTGTGTTGTGTTAATGGTTTTTAAAAATTTTGTGGAAGTGGGGGGCTTCGAACCCCCGTCTGCGGTATTAACACTACGCCGCTCTATCCATCTGAGCTACACTTCCAAGCTGTCTTTCCAGCTGTCACCCAGCACAGGGTTTGATGTTGGTCTCATTTCAATCCAACGTTTAGATACTGGTTATGCATAACTGTATCAACGGATTGCGTGGACAGGGCAGGACTCGAACCTGCAAGAAACTAAAGACCCACCTTTGCAGGCTCTTCGGGAAGGCAAAGGCAAAAGCCTACGACCCGATTAAAGTTTCAACCTGTATGCGTCTACCAATTTCGCCACCTGTCCAATTAGATTACTAAGTTAACAAAACTATTCCAAACGCGCAAATAAATCAGGGCTTTTACACCCCTGATTTAATGGTTAATAAAATCTGTTCTAGTGAGTTGCATGTATTTACTTGACCGCGCCAACTATCGTGAAACTTCTGCTCGTGTTCCGTTAAGGCTTGCCTGCTAGGTGGCTTGCTACCGTCTTTTAGCTCTATTAGCCAATTTGTGCCACCTTTACCTACTAACAAATCGGGAACTCCTTTACCGACATCGCTCAATATACATACGCTGTAACCTAGCTTACGTAGCTGGGATGTAATCTGCTTTTGGTTATCGTCTACCCTTTTAGCTCGTTTGGTCATTTCCGTTTGTTGCGTTTCATTTGTTCAGTCTTTTATCCGAGTAGCCATTCTTTTTAGCCCACTCAGGGTTTAATTCAATGTGTGTATGGCACTCTCTACATACCGCCAAAAAATAACGTGTGTCACAAAGTAGCTTACCTATCTTGCCTGCTTTGTGATGAACCTCGTATGCCATAAAACCGCATAATTCACACTTGTGGTTGTCATGTAACCAGTCATTCTTTATCTTATTGTACTCTACGTACTCCTTAGCGCGTTTCTTTGAGCGCGGGCGTATTGCCTTAGCTTTTGCCTTAGGCTTCTTTACGCGCTTTGGTTGTGGGTTAAACATAAGGTTCTTTTATTCGCATATCTATAGCTTCCATCATTGTCGCCCGCGCTAAGGATGCGCTATCGGTTTCAATGTGACCTACTAAACTTGCTATGTCTGAAGCATACTTTTTAGAGGCCTCTAAAGCTAGACTAAGCTGATTTTCATCACCTGCCATAACTATATGTGCTGATGCCATCAATATCAACCTATCTATTTGATCAACAATAGGCCGAGGGATTGGGGGCATAGAATGTATTTTTTGCTTTACGTAAAATAGCTTTTCTGAATTATCCATTGTCTTTGTCTTTTATGCACCTATCTAGATAGTCTAGGTACTCGTTATAAGGTAGGTAGGTGGCTTCTTGGTAGTATGCAGACATAACCATACCTTCTAAAAATTCATAAGGGATAAACGTTTGTATATTGATGTTATACCCAAAATAATTATCCCTTGGCCAAAAATTAACAACCCTCCCTAACAGGTTTGCTTTCTCTCTCAATACATCAAACTGTTTTTTACCTTCAAAAGTTGTGTAGTGTGCGTTCATTGTGTGTCAATTTAAAAAAGCCTAGACCCGTCAAGATGTGAGGATCTATCAGGGCTAGGCTTTCGATATTTTCAGATACGCCCCTCACAGCGTTACGTAAAGTAACAAATATAATTTAATATTTCCAAATTTATTTTAGATAGAGTAGTCAATTATTTTCGGAAGCCCTCCAATATTCTCTATAATGTTATACCCTGCACATGATGTGAACCCTAAATCATCGCTGTATTGGTTTCCAGTAAATAAGCTAGCTACATTTATCTTACGTGCGTTTATGCTATCAAGTGATACTATCCTACTATGTAAATGCCCAGCTACAACTAAATTGAATTTATCCTTGTCGCCGTGATTAAACAGTAAGTTAGGTATCTTATTTTTACCGCTATGCCCTTTATCACCGTGTACCATTATGTACCTTATGCCATATATATCTTTAGCAATAACACTGTGGTCGTAATACACATTGCAAGGTAACGTTTGCCCGATCATGTATGCTATTAGTTCGGCTATCTCTCCGTTAGCTTCATCGTTTTTAGATGCGGTCGGTCGGTCATGGTTACCACCTATAAAATTAACTTCCTTTAGGTTGTGAACCTCACAAAAAAACTCTAATAGTATCTCATAGGCTTTTATCGTTACCTTAGAGCCGTACATTCTTTTCCCTAACGACTTCCAGCTATTAGCATGGTTCATGCCAGTAAAGCTCTCTATTATATCCCCTAAAATATTAATAGTTACACTTTCAGCTCCGTAGGTATTCACGGTGTGCGTAACGCTTTTTAGGTATCCTAGCAGTATGTCATTATTATAGTCTTTTGTTAGCCTTAACCCATCTACTTCTGCACCTATATGAAGGTCAGACAAAAGAACTACTATATCCTTACCTTTTACTGGAGTTGTGTTAACCTTAACATTTTTCTCTGATACGGTGGGCAGTATGTCTAATAGCTCTGACTGCAACTGATCTGAAAAGAACTTTGCCTTATTACTTTCCTCAACTGCCTCTTTATATCTTTGGGTCAGCTCCCTGTCATAAGCTCTCTTTACAGTTTTTTTCTCATTATTGAACTTTTCAGCCATTTTTGCCGTAACCATTGCATCGCGGTCTTTGGCAGGTGTGGTTTCCCATGTGTGCGGGCTGAATATGTTAGAGCTTTTATAAAGGCTTAGACGGCTCTTTATGCTATTCCACTCCCAAGGCTTTAGGTTGTGTTCTGTCCTTATGTCTAGCTGTGATAGGTCAAGTCCATGAGCTGAGTACTCCCAAAAAAGCCTGTCTATTTGGCTCACTGGAATATTTATAATGCCGTGCTTTGCTTTCCATACATAGCTATCGTTAACTACCTCCCAGCTCACATCCCCCTTTGCCTCTATAGATATGGTTGTACTAAATTCATGGTACTTTTTCCGCAAGTATCCCGGGCTATTAGGTAGGTCTTTTGATATTCTCTCGGAGTAAGCCTTGTCACTTTCCCCGTCCAGCTTTGGGTTGTTTACAAAAAATTCCCACCATTTAGAGTTTTCAGTCATAGTCGTGTGTTTAAATAATTGTTACCCTACTTAGCAACTTTCATTCGTTTAGGTCGAACTTTATTTCTATTGTATCTGAGTGTACCTGATGCCAAATTCATTCAAAACCGCTATGCCCGTCAATTATACAACTTAGTTTTGAAGCCACCAAATTAAAATGGCAAGTCGTCTTCGTATTCTCCATCACTCTCGCTAAACGTATTTTGTTCGGTACTACTTATCTCAACTTTCCAAGCCTGCAAACTATTGAAATACCTAAACGCGCCGTCCTTTTCCCAGCGGTTACCCTTTAGGTTGTAATCTACTGTTACAGTTTTGCCTACATCACTTTCCTTTATAAGGTCGCATTTATCGCCCCATAGATCGAACTTAATGTAATTCTTAAACTCTCGATTGCCATTTTTCTCTATCGTCAATACGATAAAGTTACGGGCTTGTCCATTGCCTTTCTTTTCGATCGGCATTACTTCGTGTACTGTTCCTGTTAATTGCATTGTTATTTTATTTAGTGTTTAAAATGGTATATCGTCTTCAGTTGGCTGTTCAGCTCTAAAGCTTACAGGCTGCTCAAATGTATCTTCAAAAGTGTCCTCAAAATCGCACATAGTACTCGTTGCACCATCAAACTTGACTTTAACAGTATCTAATGCCCCGTGCCTATTTTTAGCTATGATCAACTCACACACACCTTTAGTACTTTGCCCATCTGAGTATTCAGGTATGTCATAGTACTCAGGTCGATAGATAAATATTACCGCGTCCGCGTCTTGCTCTATACCACCACTTTCACGAAGGTCTGATAATATAGGGCGCTTATCTCCGCCCCGTGTTTCAACAGACCTGCTTAATTGTGATAGGTCAATAACTGGTATATTTAAATCCTTAGCTAGGTTCTTTAACCCTCTCGACATAGCAGAAACCTGTTGTTCTCTGTTGCCTTTTTCGGTGCTACTCATTAGCTGTAAATAGTCAACAATGACCATATCCAAAGGCTTTTCCATGTGCAATGCTTTAGCGCTGCTATGCAACCTTTCAACGGTCATTGAAGCCGTGTCGTCAATAATCAAGTTATCGCTCTCTACAAGGCTTGTAATGCTTTTTAAATCGCTTGTAGTTAACTTCTTTGGATCTTTGAACTTGTTATTATTAATCTGCGTACGGTAACTAATAACACGCCTTGCTATTTGATCGGCTGGCATTTCTAATGAATTGAACAGAACACGCGCTCCATTCTCTATCGCTGTCAATGCTAACTGTGTAACAAGTACAGATTTACCCATACCCGGGCGGCCTGCTATTACGTAGTGATTACCCCTTTGCCAGCCCCCGATCTCTTTGTTAAGGTCTTTAAAGCCTGTTGGTATGCCTTGCACAACTTCAGGGTTTTGAGAAAGATTTACTATTACTTTAGCCTCTTCGTCAACAGCGGACTTTAGCGTTACTTTCGTTTGGCTCTGAATGCCCATGTTGATGTCAATAACCCCACCAGTAACCTTATCGATCAATTCAAACGCATCGCCTCCATTATAAGTCTGTTGAGCTATGTCGGTGCATAAGGTTATCAAAGCCCGCTTTATAGCCTCTTGCTTTACAATCTTTGCATGGTACTCGACATTAGCTCCTGATGCAACGCGTTCTGTCAATTCTGAAAGATATGTAACACCACCAGCAATAGAAAGCCTACCTAAAGCCTTTAGCTCGACCGTAACGGTCATTAAATCAATTGGCGACCCTTTTGCTTGCAACGAACAAAAAGCTCCGTAAATGGCTTTATTTTGATCCGTGTAGAAATCATTAGCCGTTAGTATACCGTTAGCCATGTGAAACGCTCCACGCTCTAACATGATAGCACCTAACACGGCTTGCTCCATTTCTAAATTCTGCGGTGGTAACTTCATTGTGCTCTCTGTTTTGGTTGTGATAGCTTAATTGTTTCCTGTTGTGGCTTATGTGGTATGCTTGTAGGTGTTGGTGCTGTCTTTGGCTCGTACATCTTTCGATACACAGCTTCGTGGTTACTTGCGATCATTGCGTAAGCCCTCTTAATGTCCCCTTTAGCGTACTTAGCGATAGCTTTTATGGCAGCTTGTATCTCTAGGTCAGCTAGTGGTCGATCGTTCTTTTGCAAGTTAGCCTCAGCCCACATGCTTACCCCTCGGATAAAATCGGGTGTGTTTAGGTATTCAGGAATTTCAAATTTGTCTACACTTATTTTAATATTATCAACTTCATTTACATCTTCATTTTCATTTCCCATATGGTTATGCATATGGTTATCCTTATGGTTTTGTTTAGCTTTAGCTAGTGCTTTATCCTTTTTAGGTCTACCACCTTTAGAGCCGTTGGCTCGTCTACTCTCTGTAAAATTAGCCCTTTTAGATGCTTCAAACTCTAGCCTTTCGTTATACCAAAGTCCTTGATTATCTACTTTGAATTTTGACTTTAGGTTATCCGAAACAGAACCTACCAAAAAGCTAATGGTTTTATCGTTAAGCCTACCCTTTTGATGCATGCTTGCCAATAGGTGTATGTACTGTCCTTTCTCTTCAAAGGTTAAATCCATAGTGCCTACAAGCCAGTCTTGAGAGTAAAATAAAAATGCTGGGTCTTTTGCCATGTTGCCTGAATTAAAAAACCCATACTCAGAAACGTTCAGGCTAACGCAACCAAGTATGGGTGTAAAATTTTATCGTAGTACACAAGTAACTGTTTTGCCTGTCAGCTTACCCGCGTTATTTTCTACCGCTAAGATAACACTCTATCTTTTAAAATGCAATTTTTTTGCTGTAAACATTTAAGTTAGTTCCGTCATCTTGACAATAAATAGTTATTGAACATACGCTAAAGCCGATGTCGAATAAGTCGTCAAACGTAAGCAGACGTTCAATGTGCATTTCTTTTTCTTCGATCTCATTTATTACACCAAAATAGCCAACTACCTCAATTGTATAGCCTTCGTATTGTTGGCAATGGTAAATGACAAAGCAGTCTTCAATGTTTAATGCCTGAAATTCAAATATAGCTTTTCGGTCAAAACAGAGCGTGAGCATATCATTCTTATCTTGCATGAATTGGTTGATACCTTTGAAGGCTAACCCCTTAGTTTGCTTTTTCATTATTGTTCAGTTTTAGTTATGTCGTATTTACTTTTTCGTTTCTCAAATACACCCTTGTATTGAGGGTAGTTCTTTTCAAACATCCGCGATATGCAAGGGCTTATGTGGTCGTTCACTTTATACTCACCTTCCTGTGTTAACGTTGTTTCCATGCGTATCTTCCAAACGATGTAACGTGCAGACAGAAATAGCTTATCGCGCGTCTTTGCTTTTACCTGCTTAGCTTGGGTCTTCAGAACATCCAAAGCGAACTGATCGAACTGTTCGCGTATTGGCTTTGGTATGCGGTTGTAATCGCGCTGCAGCATGCCGTCTGTGTCGATGTAATCGTTGAAGTTCTCGGCTATGTAAATCCATTTAGCATAACCTCCGTAATTAGCCCAAGTAAAAGCCATTTTTAAACTTTCAGATCCAGAGCTAAGAATATAGTTTTTTTCTCCACTCTCTTTAAATGCTTGCAAAGCTTCTGTACGGTACGGCTCTTTTAGCATGTCGAGCCAATCTGTTATTGTTTTCATGTGTTAGTGTATTTACTTATGTTAGGAATATACTCATTCTCTAATGCCACGTAGTAATCGTTGTAAAGACCGTTAACGTTTGACTGTATGCTTTGTTGATAGGCTTTAGCTCTGTCCGCTTGTTCTGCTTTTTCTTCATCAGAAACCCTTATCCGCCTTGTCGACCTGTTCCAATTGTAATTAGGCATGGCTTTAATTTAAGGGGGGCGGCTGCACAATTAACCTAAAGGCCAATAACCGCCGCCCCGCGTTTTACTTTACTTTTAGAAGTTCATAAACTGTACATCCGTCAACAACACTTACGTTTCCAATTGTGTACTTTCCTTTCATTGTGCGTAACGTCTTAGCGTGTGATACGTAGTAAGTTTTAGCTATTACGTTCCTTTTTGGCAAAAAGCAGTAAGCGTGGAAGCCTTCTAATGGCTCAAATGATACGTGCATAGATAGCCCGTTATCTTTCACCAGCTTCACATACACCTTCCTGTTATCGGGGTTAACGCGTTCGTGGCATCCGATCGACACGCTTGTTGCTGTTATACTTATTAGGTCGCCTAATGGCTTTCGTCCTCTTGTCATATTTGTGTTTTTGATACACGCATTTCCGCGCGCCTGTTCCTTAGCTTTGTTTACCAGTTCCATCGGTCGTGCTTGTTCGCGCTTTCCCTGCGTTCATTTTCTAACTTTTGATCGAAGCCGCCTTGTTGCATCTGACATGTGCCAGCGTTCCACGTGCTGTGCTTTTTGGGTTTACCCGCGTGTTCGCGTTCGTAAAATCCAGCGGGTAAGTTAGTGCCTGCGTTTGCCCAATTGTCGTATCTACTGCCTACCATTCTAACATGTATAAAAGGTTAATTAATTCGGTTTGCTCGGTCTGTTGCTCGTTAGCTTGCTGTGCTGCTAACTCTAAAGCTTTTTCTCTGTTACTTAGCATTGAACTGTTGTTTGTATGCGTTCACAAATCGGGTGCTCCTTTTAACGTTATCAGGTAAAGCGTTAGCGTATGCTTTAGCATTTTCAGGTTCAACATCAATAAGCCCTGCTATTGCATTGTCAATGGCTTCATCAAGCTTGCTTTTCACGCTGTGGCTTTCGCTGTCTGCGTCTATCTGTCCTTCGTAAGGTATTGTAAAGACTTGCGTCAGTGCGTATTTGTGAGCTGCTGCCATTGCTTTATTGGTGGACTTATCGCCACTGTCCATGCCTTCGCCCTCACATACACAAGATACGGTGCTGCCGTCCGCTGCATAGAACGCGAACTCTACTTTAAGCATGGTGTAAATAAGTGCCGATCCTTTAGGTGTTACTCGATCTTCACGTTTGGTTTCCAACACCCTAGGCATTGTAATTACTTCGTGCTTTGCTAGCAACGGGTGCAATGCGTTATACACATCATCAACACCGCGAAAGTTAAACCGCTGCATCGTGTTCGTTTGGTTTTTACCGATAGGGTCTATCTCCTTTTGGATAGCTGCCAGCTTTTCAAATATTAGTGTGCTCATGTTACTTTTTAATTTTTAGTTTATCTACTGGTATTCCAAACTTTTCTGCAATTTGGTCAAGTGTTAGCTCTGTGGTTTGCTTTCTTGAAATAAAATCTTGATGAGTAAGCTTTTCGCCATTCAACCGCCACTCTTTAGTGCCGTTAGCGTATTCAACAGCAGCACCGTCTTCGCGATGCCTATTGCCGTTTAAATACCATAATTTAGTGCCGTCAGCGTAAACCTTTACTGTGTATTCTTTCATGTGTTTTTGTTTTTTGTTTCTGCTAATTTACAACTAAGTATTTAAAATACCAAACGAAGTACAAAAATAAAATGCAAACGATCAATAAAAGTATGTCAGCTGTGCGTTTCATGACTGTTCAAATTTTTTGATTGCTTGTAATGCTTCGGAATGGTCAAGTGCGCGTGTAATTGTATTAACAATATACCTTGTAAACAAATGAATATACTCAGGCTGTACTGCATAGCCCTTATCTCTTCGTATATACATTTCGGTTTGCGAATTAGCAAAACACTTTTCGTCTGTTGTTATATTCCACCCTTCGGGTTTCATAACTTCATTGAAGTACTTATCCTCAGTTGCCTTTTTAATTAAATTGCCATACACATGCCTGTTTTCTGACCCATTTAACTTTTCTATCCAATGGCGATCTTCTACTACAATGGCTTTATAAAGCCATATTTCGCCATTAAATATTACTGGTTCTCCTTTTTTGTATTTCATGACTGTTCAAATTTACGTATTGCCTGCAATGCTTCGTGGTGATCTAGTGCGCGGGTTATAATTTTTAATGACGCTCTACTTATATAGTGTTTATCATTTACTTTTGGCAATGATAAATTGTCGGCATACATAAATACGCATATCCATTCCATGCTATACACGTAAGCGTGAAAAACTTCATCGTATCGCTTGACAAACTTCCACCCTTCGGGCTTCATTACTTCCTCGAAGTACTCGGCTTCTGTTAGTGGCGTGAGCTTAGACAGTTCATTATAGACAAGCCTCTCGCCATTGTCGAACTGAATTGTATAAATGCCTTTGTATATCGTAACAATAACACCTATACCGTCATCTGTTTTTACTGGTAATCCTATTGGGTATTTCATAATTATGCGTTTAAGTCGCTTATCAGTTCGGCTTCTAAGTCGTAAAGCCCGAACCTTTTAGCTAGTCTAATAATGGTTTTCGGTGTTTCCGTATCTAACGGATCTGTGCTGTGGAACTCGTTATACAGTAGCTTGTACATCAGTTCCTGTTCCTGTTCGTTCAATGTTATTGATAAACTCATTAGTGTAGTTTTTTAGCTTGTGTAATTCGTTCAAAACATTTACGCTCCAGCAATGGCATTTGCTGGACTACATCGTGCGTATGTGTAACCTTTTCGTTGTCTACTTCCACGATGTAAACTGTGGCTTTGTGTTCATCTCCCCGGACACCGAATAGTAAGGTAGCATTAAAGCTACCACCTACTGATAGCTGTATAGGCATGGTTATTGTGTATAGTCTTTCGTACATGGTCTATTGTTTTAGAAATTCTGAAACTGTTACTTCGTGTCCTTGTAGGTATCCTTTGGGGAGCCCAGAGTTGTATATCTTATTATTCTCAGTAAGCCCCACGTAAGGGAAGTTGAAAAGCTCTATTGTTACTTGCTTATGTAAGCAGTAGTCGTCCCTATCATAACCCTTACCTTCCAAATACGCTACCATATCTAGTAGTTCCTGTTCTGTTGTTGCTTTTGCGTAGTTCATGATCAGTAGTATAAAGTGTTAAGGGTTTGTGCGCAATACTCGACTGCATCATCGGCACTTAGCGCGTTTGAAAATGTGGTGCTTAAAAAAATGCTATTAGCTTCAACAAGTGGTCTAATATCATCTTCTGGTAGTCCTGTTATTTTCATTAACCGCTTAACTACTTGATCGGATAATTGTTCAAAGTTCGTTTTCATGTGTGTTGTTTTAAGATAATTCTGGGTTTTGCGTAACAACTCCACTCTCAACATTAAGTGTTGTGTACTTTTCAATTATTTGGTTATAGTGCGTAGCCCCCTTCCCACACACAGTAGCACCTCTCCCTACTATTGTTTTTATCGCAAGAGTAACGCAGCTACTTATGGTAGCATGAGGTTGAACATAACAACCTGAACCGATAGTTACATTATCACCAATAAATACATCATCCCCAACGTTAGCATCATTAGCTACAAATGAATTAAACCTACGCAGTTGTGTATTTAATTCATCTATTGTTGTGTATGGTAGCTTATGAATGTGGGTTCCGTTGTCTTGGTCATAAGGTCCTACAAAGACTCGTACTTTTTTTTGCTTATTCTCGTTTTCCATAATGTTCTGTTTTTAAGTGAATGCAGTGTAGGATGCTGCGCCCCGTGTGGTTACTTGCTTAATTTTATCAGATTTCGGTTGTGAACCTTAGCTGATAGAATCAGCTTAACCAACTCATCGCATATGTAAGGGTTACATTCAGATGACAAATACAAATAGGGATCTCTTATTACACCCTTATCTATAACTATTTCTAATGACTCACCATATTCAAATCCTTTAAATGGAAGGGTATAACTATAATTTTCTTCAACCCAACCATTTGGCTTCATTTGCGTTTCAAAATATTCTTTACAAGTCATGATGTTAGTGTTTTTGTTGTTATTGATAAATCAAAGATACAAATTCTATTTATTACTAGGTAATAATTTAGGTATTATTTTGTACTTTTTTTCAATAAAACGCAAAACGCCCGCAAACACTAGGCTTACGGACGCTTCACAAACACACATGAAAAAGACAGAAACTATCTATTACAACATAAAGGTAATGAATTATGGGATAGGTATACCAAAAAACATGGCGGTTATCTTGATTATCGGGTAAATCTTGTCCCAAAACTTGTAAAGTAGCATGCCGATAATGATAAAGATTATAATAGCTATGCCCCACCGATACCACCTGATCACTTTGTTCTCAATGTTTGCAGCCAAATTATCCCACTTACTTATGAATGGAACAGATACTGTAATGGTATCACTTCTATAAATAACCGTTTCTAAGCACTCTCCTTGCACTTGTATTGTATCGTTAGGCATTCGTACCACTCGCACCGACAAACGCCCTGTATCGAAGTATAATGTATCAAATACGCTACTTAACTGTACTATTGTATCTAACTGAACGGACGGTACTATAATTGTGTCGTATATCGGCACGGCTATTTCTGTAACCATGCCGTATTTAGCGGCTATCTTATACGCTTTTTTTATCTGCCTGTTCTTCCGTACGGTTGCGCACGATGTAAGCAGTAGAATAGCTATTAAAACGATCGACAGGCTATTTGCTTTCATAATGTGCTATTAGCTTATCAAGATACACGCGGGCTTTCTTTAAATCTTCAATAGCAGAACCTTTCCGCCCAGCTCTGAAAAGGTACTTTATTATGTTTGACTTACACGCGTGTTCAGTCCAGCCCATGCGGTCGTAAACTTCAAACGGCTCTAAGTCTAATCCTTTATAGTGTTCGGGGTTTTCCGCGCTCATGTTGTGTGTTTTGCTGCTAATATACAACTATTTCCATTGCACAGTTCAAACGTGCAACTACTTAAGTTATTCGAATTTTTCGAATAGCTGACTATTTGACCAACTCAAAGTGCGGTAGGTCGATAAATCTTTGATCGTTCGTGTGCGTATCGCGATCCCAGTCAATGCCAGCGCGAACGGTATGTGTTATTTTTCCTTGTTCTTTCAATACCGCAGCAATACCCATTACAAAGCCCGCAAAGTACCTCATTCGGTCTGTATCGTCCCAGTCAATAGGATAAGGCACGACATCGGCAGCCATGCTAGGTAAACTGTTGTGCTTGCTGTTCGGGTACTTGACTTTAGAGTTGCCCGCATTGTACGCGGCATTCTGTTCGGCCTCTGGTCTATGCCCCTCAATAACCGTACAGTCAAAGTGCTTTATCACCTCCTTAAAGATAACCTGCAAGTCGATATGGCACTCACTCAGGTTGTTAATCGATCGTTTGCTGAACTTTGGCATCACTTGTTTTTTATTTCTTTGAGCTTAGCGTATATCGAAATGCACACAAGTACCGTACTTAGTGTTACGCCAATAGCTCCAATGATCCCGCTGTAAAGGTCTAGCAATGCAGGTAATGTCCCAGCTAGTCCAATAATGCTTACTCCCTTCCAATGTTCATTTAAAAAATGCTCCACTTGTGTCATTGTTTTTTACCCTTAGTTACAAATACGCTAATCCCCCGATACGCGCTATTAATTTAGAAGTTCTTTTAGTTCGCTCAATTCCCCAACAAATTTACTGCTGACATTCGGTGCTATATCGAATTTTAGGATAGCATAAATATCTCCCTCAAATTCAACCTCCACCAAATTGAAGTTAATAAATCTTTTTGACTGTGCGTTAAGTAACCAATCTGGCGGGTTTTTCTTTAGCATATAGATCATGGTACATCATTTACAAAGTTAGCAGATGTCATGTTGAACATATCCATTGTGTAGCCCTGTTGTTTGCCAACTATGGTAGGAAAAGTGTCTCCATCGCCAAACCTAAACCACTCTATTAAATCGCCCACAAAGCTGACGGATGTAGGCGCATTGCTAGTTGTAAGTTCCTGTATTTCCGATATCGTTAGTTCCTTACCCCAAAAGCTACACTCGTCAATATTACCGCTATAAAATTCTGCTATGCTGCCACCTCTGTTTTGCGCGCCGAATAAAGCAGTTTCATATAATACATTACTTACCGCAGTTGATGAGCCGCCATAAGTTCCAGCCTGCAATAAATCGTTAAAGTACACATTCACACCACCTGAAGAGCCAACCCCATCGTAAGTTGCTGTTATCTTAGTCCATACATTCAAAGGAAGTGTTGCTGTTGTATCTATCCTGCAAAATGTACCGCCACTATCAACGTTAGTAAATTGAAATCTTACCTTTCCAGACGATAATATCTGTATGTAATGTTCATCGCGACTGCGATTGCCGTTATAGTAAATGTACCCGTTTAAGCCACCTGCCCACTTCACCCATAAGTTAATACTAAATGGATCGTTCCTTTGAAACTCTAACAATTGAAAAGCCGCACTACTTTGAGTGAACTCAGTAAGCCCATCGAACAACGTACTAAAGTTGTTCTTGAACGAGTTTACCGCGCCATAATATACCGAACGCCTAGACATACGTTCCGTTTAATTGTACTAAAGAAGCCTGTCCACTATCTGTCTGCGTGATATTCACTTGTAAAGTATCGCCATCCGATACAGCAAAAGGTAGCATTACAACTGCTGCGTTCTTTGTGTATATCGGGCTACTGCAATTAGTAAGTACGTTAGCTGTATAGGTTATGTCGGTAGGTGCTATTATTGTTGCCACGATCTGATCGGTGCCAGCAGGAAACGGGTAACTATCCGACTGATCTTTTACCTGCGGTTCACAAACAATAGCTAGGCCTGCAAGCTGTGTTTTTGCAGTACCATCGCTGTCCGTGTAATCTGTATCGGGTATTACCTGTTCAGCTACGCCGCCACTTGGTACTGTCTTTGAGAATAGTAATGTATCCGATGTGTTGACTATGTTAACTGTACCATTATCGCATGACACATCGCCACCAAAGGACGCGTTAATTTGCCCTCTAGTTTCAATTGGTACGATACGTGCGCGAATATCACAGCTCATAATTGAAAACCTTGTAATTTATCTTGAACGTGCCGACCTTAGTTGATAGTTGTTCGCCTGTTGGGCTTACTAGCAATAAGTCATAAATGTAAGTTCCAGTTAGACCAGTTAAATCGTTGGTTATCTCAAAGCTTGCAACGCCCGTTGTAGGTGCTGCAAATGTATCCACCACAATGTTTATTATAGGGGTGGATGTTTGCGATTTGCGAACCGTAAGGACAGAAGTGTAACCTGTTAGGTTAATGGCCTCCCACTCGTTGGTGATGCTGTTATAGCTCTCCCACGTAACGTTTATGGTACGGTCATTATCCTGTTGGATCTCTATCGTTTCTTGAGGTGGCTGCTGTATCATTTTGACTTGATTATGTCCTGCTTATTCACAATGTACTCCACAAGACCGCCACTAGCAAGCCCTATCAATAGCCCGCTATAAGACGTTATCTGCATACTGAATAGCTCAGGTAAAAAGCGCACCGATACCAACATACATAAAGCTGTAAGGATAGTCCTTAGTACATTTTTAGGGTTGTTCATTAACTCCCCTATCCTAAATTGTTTTGGCGTACGACCTGACTTAGACATGCCACGCCACACAACAACACCAGCCGCAATAGCCGCGCCAACGATAGCCCAAACCAATGTAGCTAACATTACCTCTGTTGGGGTTGTGCCTAATAGCTCCGTTATAAATGATGTCTGTATCGTGTCCATGCTTATAGTTTATGAATTGCCAATTTACCACCTATCGCATCAACATCGTCATTGTTAGCTGTGTTGGTTATGACAACCTGCAACACATCGCCCTCGTTTAATTGGTCAATGTTGATATAGTTTAGCTGCACAACTCTATTATTAGTTAACTCTTGATAGCCTGTGCAAGTACATGCCAATGCACCATTGATATAGATACCCAGCCTTATAATGCTACTAGTGCTGCCATCAACTGACAATTGAGCATTTACTGAATAAGTCCCAGCCTTACCTATAATAAGACTGTCATTGCTGTAAGTTACAGCGTGTGTGTCAACAACGGCTGATGACCATAGGTCTTCATTACCATTGGTTACAACGTGCCACACGTTCTGTGTAAGTGCCTGTGTGCTGGTGCTGTCACCAAAGCCCATCTCGCCCCACGCTGTATTGTCTTGCCATGTGGCGTCACCGTCTGCATTTGATGTTAGAACAAACCCATCTGACTGATTGCCATCTGTAATATTAAGCACCCCTCCATTATCTGCTACTATAGTAGTGTTTTTATCACCGCTTCCACCCCCCAACGTTACTTCTGTGTAAAAATTCCACTGCTCTCCATAAACAATTACTGGCAATATTTCTTCCACGTCTCCGATAATAGCTTCCCCGCCTGATACTGTTATTTCAAATACATCAAAATTATTTTCAATAACAAATGAGTCCATGACATGCAGCCTAGCTCGTGGCGTACTTGTACCTATACCTACATTAGCTGTACTATCTGTTAAGATAACATCTAAGCTATCGTTACACGTCCACGGTAGGCATCTATCAACAGCAACTACGTTGCTTGTGTCGCGATAAATTGACCCCGTGTTAGTTACACCCGCGCTGGTCGGCACTCGTGGCGTTACTGGATAGTTTATGTAGTTACTTGTTAGGCTGTCCATTGTTATCGTAGCTGGCAGGTCAATATAGCCGTCAAGTCTTATCGTGTCAGCTAGTATCGTTAGACAGTCAGAAGTAGCATAAACATAGCTTGTATCGCTATTGCTTATCAAGCCAACACCGCCCCCGCCTGTTGTGTCAGAACCGATAAATACGGTAACGATCGTGTCGTATAACGGATCGCTTACAAAACGCCCTTTCTTTTCAAAGGTCTGTCCGTAGCTAATGCTTGTTGCCAATACTAATAATAATACTAATACATTCCTCATACTGTCGCGCTTAAAAATTCTTTATCGTCGTTAAATAATGTACCGTCATGTTGGATAATTACAAATGTGCCGTCTGCTTTTATCTTAATAAGACCGTCCCCCTCTTCAGGGTTCGATAGGTCTGTATTGCCGTCCTTCTTTATCACAAGGCTTGTTACGTACTTCTGTTCGGCTTGGTTACCTATTAGCTGACCTACTGATGTAATTGACCACACCAAAGCATTAGTCCCAGGTTCAACGCCCGTCTGTGGGCTTACATTGATCATCTTCCACAGATCGCTATCGTACTTCACAATAGCACCAGTTACGTATTCTTTCGCACCGTCATAACTTTGAACGTTCAGCGATGCTAGCATTTCACTCAAAAATTCATTATGCAACAGAAAGTTATCGTCAACTTCCGTCCCGCTTAGGTCTGAGCCTTTGGTAGTGTAGCCTACCTTTGTAGCTACTCTTAATAGTAGGTCTTTTAAATTAGCTGCCATTATACTTTTCTTAATGTTTTAGCCACCACGCGCCCCGTTACTGTTGTGTTTAACCCTAAATCAAGGTCGTTCCACACGTCATCTTCGTTACAAAGATAATCCTTTATCTGTTTCAAGTATTCTTTACCAACGCCAATGGCTTGGCTTGCTGCCTGTGTTATCTCCGAACCGCCCAAGGTCGTGGACTGGTCTTTATTTTTGCTGACAACACCAGCAGCCGTTAGCCGAACGTTAGCAGTAGTTAGTATGCGAGCGTAAGCAAAGTAACTAAGTGCCGTTATTAGCCCTGTAAAGTACCTTGTTTTGCCGTCAACTACGTAAGTGCCACCATTCAACAACTTTTGCACCCTAGCAACGCTTTGGTTTTCGCTCAGATAGTACATGAATGAGTTATCACACCCCATGTATTGCGCAAAGTCCACCGTTTGGGCTTCCGTTATGGCAAAATCCACCATGTTAGCGGGTATGTTTTCCGCTATCGGGCGTATATTCTCAATGTCCTGTTGACTAATTAATGCCTTCATTGGTCAATTTTTTAGCATCCTCAATGGTAAGCCCAAACAACTGTACTATTAGGTTTTCTTTTTGAGCTGCCGATAGCGTAACGCTCTCTAGTATCTGTACCATAGACTGAACACCACCAACACCGATAACGGTTGCTAGTGCAGGCTTGTCAACTTGTCCAGTATCGACCGCCTCGTAGCCTATCAGTTCGCGCTTTTCGTTTGATGTCAATACATCTAACAACTCACTAGGTACGTCTTTAGTGTCGAAGTGGTTATATTCAGCAATGCTTGTGTCTAAATCAAATGGGAACTCACTATTTTTCAACAACATCCTGAACACGCGCTCAAACAGTAACCTGTATTTATAGGTAACTACATTGTAGTAGCTCTGAGCGTCCTGAAATTCTGTTGAGCTGCCTAATTTACCTGCTACCTGTTCGGATAATAGTACCGAAGGTATCATATACAGCTTACGAATACGTTCGTTTATACTAGCTTCGGTTGCCGTGAACTGCTTATCGGTGTTCTGCGAAGCCATGTCAATATCGCCTATAGCTTCTTTATCAAGCCCCCACAACAATGTAACACCGCCCGCACCGTCCGCGCCTTGAGCCTCACTTATTGCATCCTCTACACTATCCCTTACCTCTTGGTCTAGCATTTGTGAATAGACAATGAACTTCGAACCTGCAAAGCCGTTAGCCAATGACTTGTAAGTATAAGTGCCGACAAGCCCATCGCTAATTGCGCTCTCCGCTTCGGGTTCTATCCATGCAAGCGGATAGGTTAAAAACCCGTCCATTGAGAAATAGAACACAAAGCCGTTATGTGTTTCCAACTCTTCAGGATTATCGATAAGCCTTTGTAAAGCCTTTTCGCTGTACATCTCATAGAAGGTAATGTCTTCTGCTGTTAACCTACCGTTTTTGCTTTTAGACCCGTCCCAGTTGTCCGATACTGCGATCTTTCCGTTAGGACGTTTTTCCCCCTTTTCAACACCAAGCCTTACGTAATCAATTGGCACGTGCTTAAATTCAACTATCTCACCCAAACCATTAACAGTAAGGTGAACCGCGAATGATCGTAGCTTTGCAAAGTCCTTTACTATATCCGATAGTAAGTCGTCAAAGGTAGCATCGTTATTAGCTTTAGCATAGGCTAATTGTGTACTTGAAAAACCAGCACCATAAATGAACCTGCTTAGCACCTCTTGACAGGATGTAGTACGTCCACTACTGTTGATAATAGTGTTAATGCGATGTGGATAGTTGTTATCCTCATCGTACTTTAGCACACCAAGCCTGTCAGCCTGTGTGTCCGTTATCCTTTGCGTGCCTTTGCGTAGGCTCATAACAAGTCTTTAACATCACTAACAGAAATACGACCGTCTTTACCTGTTCCTGCTACTGTGGCAATGTCTATGCCATTAGCTTCGGCTAACTTGATAGCAGCTGGAGTGGCGTTAATTTCAGACTGACTAGGTTCTACATATCCGATAGGCTTGCCATCCACACGCTCAAAGTGTGCCGCAGCGTTCGGCTGTCTACTTAGTAGCTTCTCTACAAGTTCGTCCGTTATATTAGCGTTGCTTATCGGTGTTGAGTAGGGGCTTTGTACAAGCCCGCCATTTACTACCCTGTATTTGCTTGCTGATACTGTTGTGTCTTTGCTCATTTTAACTATTTTTAAGTACTGTTGGTAATAGCCAACGATACATGATGTACACGTACCGTTGACCTTTATTCCTACCCTTTTGACTTCAATTAAAAATGCCGATTTTAGGTCGGCATCTTTAAGTAGTTCAGGTATAGTTATCTTTAGAAAGTCCATTTATTACACGTCTGTAGCGCTCAATAAACTTTCTAATTTAGCCGCTGTATCTGCTATACTTGTTACTAGCAAGCCTACAGGTGGCTCAGGTTCGTAGATGCCATTACCGTCATCAGTTCGCAAAGCGATAGTGTAAGCACCGTTTACGTCCGTATTTGAGCTATCCTGTACAACTTGAGCTACGCCACGTAGTCCAGTCTTTGATCCAAATACTTTGAACTTACCAGTGTTATCACCACCCGCGTAGTTTTGACGTATAATAGCCACAACGCGGGACTTTAGCAACTTGCTAACTTCGTTACGCGCACCCTGTGTATCTTTCGGTACGTTCACCGCTACTTGATGTGCGAAGTTGCTAGATGTGGCACTACGAATAAACTCCGTAAGTGCCTGCACCGCGTTCTCATCACTTTCAACTTTATACAGGGTTGCGCCCGATGGAAGTGTAAAGTCGGTTATAAAGCCGTCTGTTGCATCCAATGTTTTGGTAGCATTGTCCCAGTCGGTATAGTTAGCCAAATATACGTCAGCATCTATACCGTTTACTATCGGATTATCGCAATCCTTCAATATGTTAGCCGTTAGGCTTGTGCAATCTGCCATAGTCGTTAGTTTTTAAAATGCTGCTACGTAATCTTTAATAAGGATCTTTGCATCAACTTCAGCGTAAGTGTCAATACGTGTTGAACGCTTAACCGAGATGTATTCCATATCGATCTGCAAGTCGGTAGCCTCTTCACGGAATGCAAAGCCAAAGTTATCTTTGTTGGCAAGCAACATACGGAACGGCTGGTAATAAGTACCACTGTCATTCATTGCTGACTTGATTGAACGATCCCATTCTGGAACTGCAATAACAGGTATACCGTGGAACATAAGCCCGTTAGTGCCCATTTGCAAGTACTCGAAAGACTGGTCAACACCTTTTTCGGTCAAGTAGAACGAGAACTTATTGAAAAGGCTTTGCGTAACCTTCAACTGCAAGTTAGGGTCTTGCAACATCTCCAAAGACATAGCATTGTACATATCTACCATGTAATTGTATGTTTCGGTAGTTGTTATGCTTTGAGCCGTTGTAGTGTTTTGGGCTATCTCTACTCGCCTGCCCGTGTTACCATCGGTTACGGTATCGGTATAAATAAGCTTCCAAAAGCCGTCAAACTTGTTGTATAAGTTCAGGTCAAGACCGTTGGTAAAGTAACCAGGTGTGCTGTCGTTATAGTGAGCCGCTTCGCTATCGCTCATCCATGCCATGCGCAATAGTTCGGCAGGGAAACGCTCTTGATACAACGCCATAAGGTAGTCAAACAAGCCCATCTCTTGAGCGTTCAAAGTTTCGTTGCCTTTACCCCTTGCAGCTTTAAAGATGCCTTTAAGCTCCGAAGTACATAACCAGTTAGTAAAGCCTACTGGCGTTGGCTCAAACTTAACTTGTGAGCTTGCAATGCTAGTTCCAGTACCGTCGCTATCACAGCCAGGAGCAGAACCCAAGAACTCGTAAGGTAGATTTACGTTAGTGTAAATAGTGTCCGCGTCAAGACCGTAAATTACTTTACAGCTCTGGTCTAATGTTGGACTTTCGATAAAGCCCTTCCTTAGGATGTCGGCTTGGTCACGCGCCCATAATGTTAGGTCTGTAAGCGCGGAAGTGGTCAAAAAGCTATCTGTTGCAGCCATCTTTTATTTCTTTTTGTTGTTTACGTAATCTTCCAATGCAGAACGTTTAGCCGCCTTTACATCGGTCTTTTTAAACTTACTCGCGCTGTCAGCGGTCGGTATGTTTGCGGGCTTGGTAGTGGTAGCTTTTGCTTTCACTACATGGTCAGCAAGCATTTTAACGCTATTTTGCGTGTCCTTTAACAATGCCTGTAGACTTGCATTTTGCTCTCTCAGCTCGTTCTGCAATTCGGTAAATTCTTCACGGGTTACAGCACCCTCTTCTATTGAAGCCTCTGGAGTAGCTACTTCGGTTATGATACCGCCCTCGGTAGTAATTACCGTGCCATCGCTAAGCTCATGAGCTGCATCAGGTACGGCTTCTCCGCTTTCTGTAAATGTTACACTTTCGCCAACTTGTGGCTCACCTTCGCCACTTGTGGTAATGCTTGTTCCGTCCGCTAATGACAGTACAGCGTTCTGTACTTCGCCCTCACCGTCTTTGAACATGTTTTTTAGTTTGGCGCTCAGCCAGTTTGTTTCTTTCATTGTCCCTAGTTTTGCGTAGATTTTTACTTGTTTATTGATCTTGTTAAAAATGTCTTTTGCCTTATTGGTAACCTCGTCATCTGTTAGTATCTCGTTCGCTATACCAAATTCAAACGCCTGCGATGCCGACATCGACTGGTCTAATGCCAACAAGTCAGATACTTGACCGATGTCTTTACCTGTTACCTTACTGTAAATGCGCTCCAATCGCATTTCTATGTCTTCCAAATGTGAAGACATACTACCGAACGCTTTAGCATCTCCAGTAAATTCACCTACCCACGGGTTGTGCGGGTGAAACATAGAATTTGGTGTTGCCTGTCTAATTGGTGCTGCACAAAATATAACCGATGCTATACTTGCACACATTCCAGTAGCGCGGGTCTTTACCTGAACACCATTGTTCAACAGTTCCTTTATCCAGTCGTAAATGGCTAATCCTTCACTAACAGAACCGCCCACACTATGAATAGCCACCAACAAGTCTTTAGGGCTACCTAACGCCTTGTATTCACGCATCACATTTGATAATGTGATCTCGTCCCCAACTTCTCCTATTAGATAAATGGTGTTTTTCACAATTCAAATGTATGCAAGATTTATTTGCATAATGCGTATATTTGTGTCATATCTTTGACACTATGACATATCACGTATTAGGACTTGGTCAAACAATAGCCCATTATATTGAGCGAAACCCCGAAGGTAGGGCGATAGGTGTTAATGATGCCTCTCGCTACGTTAACCCCTTGTGGGGGCTTGTAGTTATTGATAGCCCGCACGTATTTACGGCTGATAGGCTTGAACACATTTACAATACTCAATGCGATGTACTATTCAGCTCGTTCACCAACTACGACAAGATAGACTGCAAAAAGTTTGAGCAGTTGAGATTATACAGCACACACATGTTAGAACTTGACGGTCGTTATTACCATTCAAATAATAGCCCGTTCGTTGCTGTACAGGCTGCGTATTATCACGGTGCTGGTGAAGTTGTGCTATGGGGTGTTGACATGATCGACCACCACGCGCTAACTGGTCAGCTATCTAAGGTGCAGAGGGACTTTGACCTATTGGTTAATAAGCTATCAGAGAAAGGAGTAAAGGTGTATAAAGGTCATAAGGATAGCAGGCTAAATTTAGTTGTATGGGCTTAAAGGGCATTATAGCAGGCTGGAGCGGTCTTGCTTTTGGTAATGACAAAATGAAGCCTATTGCAAAAAATCGGGCTGCTATTTGTTCGACCTGTCCAAAGAACCGTAATAACTGGTGTGTATCATGTGGCTGCAACTTGTCAGCTAAAACTATGTCGCCTTTTGATAGCTGCCCCAAAGGTCATTGGAGTAAGTTAGATGACCCCGAAGGCTACCTTTGAATAATGCTAGATTTTAGATGCTGTTGCTTACGTGTTATGTATGGGTTGTCATATACGCTTGCGCCTTGTGGTGGTCTCAATACCATAGTGTTTGTTAGTTTAGCTGCGTAGTGCTGTGTGGCTTGATCACGTTCGCAAAACTTGGTTAATAGCTTCCACCAGTATCTATTGAATTTTTCGGAATTACCGCGCACCATAAACCCGCTACTTGATAGCCCATTGTTTACATAGTAGTTATTCCTTACCAACTCATCTATAATGCTATCCGCTTCTATATTGGTTATATGACCCAAGCGCAATAGCTCCATAACCTCTAGATAAATACAGTTCCTTTTTTCGTGCGCGTAACACATGAACGCATTGTTTGGTATATCAAAGATACTAGCATCAGTTATCACTGGTGCAAAACTGTGATCAACCCAAATGCTAACATCGTGCTTAGGTAGCCACTTGTGAGCATTAATCTTAATATCTCTTGCAACTGTTCGACGGTGCCTGCTATCAGTTACCTTTATGACCTCCCAAACTTCGGAAGTGTAATCTTGATCGGTGAATAATATGTAACGTGCGTTCCTATCCACCTTAACGGGTTCTTTAAAGGTATCGTAACCACCTATGTTCGCTGAATAGATTATTGCTTCCAATGTTCCTTGTTTGCTTTATTGCCGCCGCGATACCAATGGTAAACATAAATGCCTGCCATTAACCCTACCTTGTAACCCTTATCGCGTAACCTTTTGTGTATCTCATTATCTAGTCCCAACGCTATGTTAGGTAGTGGCAATATCTCGCTAAATGCTTTTGTGTCTATCACTAAAGTATGTCCACTTATCAATGTACTATTGGTAACATCTATTACCTCTGTACCGTGCTTTCTCCAATGCTTATCCGCTACGTCCCTGTGGTAGGCAATGTCGTCATTTAGCCAATTGGAGTAAGGCGATAATTGAGCTTCACAGCCAATGCGATTAGTATAGCACGTGTATAGTGCATATTCAGGATTAGCCGCCACCACTTCGGCTATCCTATTGCCGTAAAAGCTATCTAACTGTAATACGTCCCCGTCCTGAATAATGACGTACTTGTCAGTTGACTGTGTTACCAACTTCGTAACCTCTCTGCCTAGGTTCTTATCCTTTGCGAATGGTATGTAAATGTTCATTTGAAGCGTTCTAATGATCGGTAAAACTTTCTGTTGCTTATCTTAAATTTCTTTTGAGTAAGTCCTTTATCGTAGCCATTGGTAACGTAATGCTTATACACTTGATAATCGAACAAAGCGGTAACATTTAACATGCCCGTTTGTATTAACCCGTCCTTTACTTCGTCCGTAATGTTATCCAATAGTTGAACGTACTTCGACATTGCTCACCTTTGTTTGTTCGTTATTAATATCCGCTACATACACCACAGGGCGCGGCATTCT